TGGTCTGAATGGCATTGTGTAATATATATAAAAGAAAGATTATCTTTATACTAAATGTTATTCATCGGACCAACCCTTTTAAGTGGTATAGGTCAACATTGTAAAAAATATATGGACCTTTTCCCTGGAAGTCGATACATTCAAATACAAGAAGATATACCAAAATGCGAAAACGCATTTATTTTTGCTCTTCCTGTACAATATTGGCTTGATAAAATACCAGAAATTAAGAAAAAAATCAAAAATGTAACATGTATGTCAGTGTGTGAAACCGAAACTGTACACGAGGATTACGGTAAACTTTTTGCATTATTTGATAAAATTGCTGTACCAAGTGAATTTTGTCGAAGAGTGTTTAAACGTCAATTTCCCAATACAACATTTTTTGTAGTACATGCACATATTCCTTATAAAAAACCTTATACATTTTATCATATAGGTAATATATACGACCCACGTAAAAATTTCAATAAAATTATAGAAACATTTGTGCGTATGAATAAACCAGATTCACGTCTACTAATTAAGGCTACGTGTAAAAAACCAGTTCAAATATCAATACCAAATGTTGAAGTTATAAATGGTCTCATATCAGATGAAGAAATGGAAAAAATTCACGCCCTGGGTGATTGTTACGTAAGTTTTTCAAGTTCAGAAGGAGTTGGTATGGGTGCAGTCGAAGCAGCATTACGAAACAAACCAGTTATTATAACAGATTATGGTGGTGCACCCGAATATGTCAAAACACCTTATACTATAAAATGCAGTCTTCAGTACTTAGTAAAAGATGATTTTTTGTTTAAAGCTGGTATGCAATGGGGTAAACCGGATGAAAAACAATTACGCGAGTTTATGGAAGATGCATATACCAAGAAAATAAGGTATATGGAACACCCGAGAACCCATATGCTAACATGTAAAGAAAATGTATTACAGGAATTCGTCGCTAATGTAATTGGTGAGGAAAACGATAATACCAGTCAAAATAACACCGGAAGTGAGTGAACCTCTCTGAGCGATAAGCATGGCGACAATATCATCTATAAATTTAATATTAGTTGGTTGTTTGAGTATTTCTGGTACTATTTTTGAAATTGCAAGATAAAGTACCATAGCTATTATAACAGGTCTAAGCGTTTCTTGATCTAACATCTTTTTATAATAGAGGAACATTTATTTTTGGTCTAGTTCCTAACACTTGATCATCTATTCTATGCTTTTTACAGTAGTCGCCACATACGGCTTTGAATGTACATTTTTTACCCGATAATGTAAAAGCTTTACATATATTACGATTTTCGGAGACTTCTTGTTTAGGAACAAAATCTATAACTTGTATCGGGTTTGTTTTCTGACACTCAAGTTTCTTTTTTCTCATTTTATCGAGAATTTGTGCCATTTCTTCTGGTGTTTTTTTACAATCTTTCATATTTTTAGACACGCGTAAACAATCATCATAATTTTGAATATTTGATTGATGTTTTTTAGTGAGTACATTTACAGTATCACCAAAATTCGTCTGTTTCACAGATGGCAAAAAATATTTCGACATTTGAAATAATATACTTATTAAGTAAAATAAAAATAACTTAGGTTAATAAAGGATGTGGTTCTTTATAAAACTTAGAAGAACATATAGCTTCACTTTAGGTGAATAATATAAAAAATAAAAACATTTACTTTAAAATGTATCTTAAGTGGACAACAGAATGTTATGTATGTAATTGCCCTTTAGACCCCTGTATACACACAGATAATTCGAGGGAACGAATTCTTATACGTGAATATAAAAAATTGAGACCTATTTTTACATTTAATAACGGTATGTATCTAAAATGTTTTGGTATAGCTGCAAAACGTGTTTGTTATGCATGTTATAAAGAATCTTTTAAAAATTTTCACCCCTCTATATTCAGGGACCGCGAATGTGGTCGTATAAAAAATATATATCCATTACCCAAGTCAAAAACAAAAGATGAATTATTATATTGGTTCGAAGGACTAAAAATATACTTAAGTAAAAGACTCGATACAGTATAAATGAGTGAAAGTATTCAAAAACTTACACACGTGGAACACATTTTAAAGCGCCCAGATTCATATGTTGGACCAGTTTCACATGTAGCTGAACCATATTGGATACACGATACTGGACACTTTGAAAAGAAAAGTATCGTGTATTCACCAGCACTCTTGAAAATTTTTGATGAAATTTTAGTAAACGCTATCGATCGAAACTCTATGTACCCAAAAAATGTAACATCTCTTGGTGTTTCTATCGATAAAACATCTGGTGAAATAACTATCGAAAACAATGGACCTCTAGGTGGAATCGAAGTTAAGATGCATGAAAAAGAAGGTTTATGGAACCCAGAATTGACTTTTGGTCATTTACTTACGAGTACGAATTATGACGATACACAAAAACGTGTTGTGGGTGGTCGTAATGGATATGGTGCAAAACTTACAAATGTTTATTCAACTAAATTTTCTGTTAAAATTAAAGATGGTGAAAATAAGTGTATATATACACAAGAATGGTCAAATAATATGAAAACTTGTAATAAACCCAAAATAAAAAAATATTCGGGTGTGACTTCAAACGTTTCAATCACTTTTATACCCGATTGGAAACGTTTTGGTATGTCAAGAATGGACGAGACTATATACAAAATTTTCGAAAAACGTGTATATGATGCAAATATTTGTACATCACAAAACTGTAAAGTAAAATTTCAAGGTGAACCTTTACCAAAATGCACATTCAATACATACGCAAAAATGTATACAAAAACAGATGAAATGTGTACATTTATAAGTGACAGGTGGTCGGTATGTATCGCACCATCGGATGATGGATTTGAACATGTATCGTTTGTAAATGGTATATGCACTACAAAAGGTGGTTCGCATGTTGACCATGTTTCAGGAATACTTGCAAATGGTGTTATCGAAGATATGGCAAAAAAGATAAAACTTCGCCCCCAACAAGTCAAAAATGCGTTTTTTGTATTCGTAAAGGCGACTCTTGTTAATCCAAGTTTTAGTAGTCAGGTTAAATCGGAATGTACACTTAAACCACAAGATTTTGGAAGTAAATTTGAACCACCAAAAACGTTTATAAAAAATATTCTAAAAACGAGTATTCAATCAGAACTCACAGCGCTGTCAAAGTTTCGTGAAATGAAAGAGCTCAAAAAGACAGATGGTTCTCGTAAATCAAAAATAACGGGTATCCCAAAACTCGATGACGCAAATAAGGCCGGTACATCACATTCTAAGAAGTGTACTCTTATCGTTACCGAAGGAGATTCTGCAAAAACGCTTGCAATTGCGGGTCTTTCAGTCGTTGGTCGCGATTATTATGGTGTTTTCCCACTCCGAGGTAAATGTAAAAATGTTCGTGACGCAAGCGTAAAACAACTTACTGAAAATAAGGAGTTTAACGATCTTAAAAAAATTTTAGGTCTTCAACAAGGTAAAGTATATACATCACTTTCTGAACTCAGATACGGACGACTTATGATAATGACAGATGCCGATAATGACGGAAGTCATATCAAGGGTCTCATTCTCAATATGATTCATTATTTCTGGCCAAGTTTACTTAAACTTAATTTTGTTGTAAGTATGGTCACTCCTATTATAAAAGCAACCAAAGGTTCTGAAACAAAATCATTTTATACAGATTCGACATTTCGACATTGGTATGGAAATGGTAAATCTGGATGGAAAATTAAATATTACAAGGGTCTCGGTACATCTACATCAGTAGAAGCACGAGAATATTTTAAAAAAATAAAAGACCTTACAGTTGAATTTGATACAGATGATTCTATGGATGAGTCTATAATTCTGGCATTCGATAAGACAAAATCTGATTTGCGTAAAACATGGTTACTTGAAAGCACTGAAAAGAAAGCATCAGAACTAGAAATACCATACGGAAACGTAGAACGTCTTGGTATTTCTGATTTTATCCATAAAGATCTCGTAAATTTTAGTCTCGCCGATTTAAAAAGGTCTATTGCGCATGTTTCCGATGGATTGAAGCCGTCTCAAAGAAAAGTATTATATGCATGTTTCACAAAAAATCTTACATCTGAAATGAAGGTTGCACAATTAGCCGCATATGTTTCGGAAAAAACATCGTATCATCACGGTGAAGTATCTTTAGCAGATACGATTGTAAAATTAGCGCACGAATTTATGGGATCAAACAATATAAATTTACTTGAACCATGTGGTCAATTTGGTACACGACTCATGGGTGGTAAAGATGCAAGTCAAACTAGGTATATTTTCACGAAACTCGCGAAGAATGCTAGAACACTCTTTGACCCCAAAGATGACCCAGTTCTAAAATATCTGGATGATGACGGTAAACAAATTGAACCCGATTATTATGTTCCAATTTTACCAACTGTTTTAGTAAATGGTACAGAAGGTATAGGTACTGGATTTAGTTCGTATATACCACCATTTAATCCAGATGATATTTGTAACAATATAAAACGTGTCATAAGTGGAGAAAATGTAATTCCTATGAAACCATGGTTCAATAAATTTACGGGGCGAGTTTTTAGTAATAGTGAAGGTTTATGGATTACAGAAGGTGTATGGAAATCTTCTAATAAAAATATATCTATAACAGAGCTTCCACCGGGTAGATGGACACAGGAATACAAAGAATATCTCGATACACTCATGGAAAAGAAAAAAATTACAAACTACGTGAATAATAGTACTACAGAAAGTATAGATTTCGTCGTAGAAGGGTATACAGGTGACGATATAATAAAAGATTTTAAACTCCAAAAAACATTTCATGTATCAAATATGCATCTATTCCATCCAAGTAAGGGTATTTATAAATACGAAAGTCCAGAAGAAATTCTATTGGACTTTGTAGAAATACGAACAAAAACATATAAAAAGAGGAAAACGCATCTTATACATGTTTTAAAAGAAAAAAGTAAAAAAATGGAAAATATGTCAAAATTTGTTGATATGGTTATACATGAAAAACTTATTGTATTTAAACGTAAACGTTCCGATCTCGAACATGAAATAGGGAAAATATTTGATAAAATAGATAACTCTTATGATTATCTCTTGAATATCAAAACATATCAATATACACATGAAGCGGTACAAAGTCTCAGGGAAGAAACAGAAAAAATAAAAAAAGAACTTGAATTATTACAGAATATGTCTCATATTGATATGTGGAAAAGTGATTTAAAAAATATATAAATAGTAAGTAGTAAGTATGTGTGATACATCTGGACCAAATACTGGTTCTATATTATCACTCAACGCAATTGGTAAACAAGATATATACCTTTTAGAAGATGATCCTATTCATTCACTCTTTAAGTATGAACCAAAAAGACATGCTAATTTTACAAAGTTTCATAAGAATTTAAATATTAATAAACCAAGTAATGCCTTGGCGTCGTGGCCATTCGGTGAAACTATAAAAGTTACATATAACCCGCGAAATATGGGCGATCTTTTAGCAAATATGTACGTGACATTTGAACTCCCCCGTTTAACGGGAACTGATAGTTATTATGCAGATCAAATAGGACGACATATTTTTAAATCGGTAACCATGCGCGTCGATGAAACAGTAGTAGAAAAATATCATGGTGATTGGGGAATTATATATGATGAATTATACCTCGACGAATCCGAAAAAAGAACAAAAAGATACACTTTAAATAGAAACAATGCAGAGGATACATCTTTATTATCTGGTAATCAGGTACTAGCACAAGCTAAATCTCGTGTTTATATTCCTATACCTTTACTTTTTTCACGTAAGTATGAAAGTGATGAATATGAAACAAATAAACCAAATCGCCCTTATTTTCCAATATGTGCGATTCATAAACAAAAACTTCAATTCGAATTTGAATTTCATAAACAGTCCTTTTTTACAAACGAAACAGATACATTATCTTTGAGTGAATTTGATATTGTTACTGAGGAAATAACACTCGAACCATCTGAAAGAACTTATATAGCAAATAAAAGACATGTACTTATTACAGATATTGTTAAAAAACATCCTACTTTAGATATATCTACAGGAGTAAAAAATACAAAACTTGAACTTGTTCCAAATATACCTGTTAAAACGTTAAACTGGTTTTTTAGACAAAAATCTTTTGAAAACGAAGATGCAATTACAGGTGGTACAACTCTACTTGCAAATGTATTTGCAAATAGATATAACTTTTCCTCGAATGTAGAATATTCTGTAAATAACGAATTTTATAACCCACCAATGGCAAAGGCTAAAATATTTGTAAATGGTGAAGATATACCAAATATAGAAGATAGCGATCATAAATATTTCAAGTATGTTGTTCCATTTTCAAGTCGTTTATCAAGGCCGTTACGAAACATTTACACATATGCATTCTCGATGAATCCGATTAATGTAGAACCATCGGGGATGTTAGATTTTAGTCAGCTACAGTCAAATAGAACTGTTTTAGATGTAACTATGGAACCTGGACTTACCAGTGATTATACATTACATCTTTATTATGTAGGGTACCAAACATTCATTTTTGAAAACGGTGTCATGACCCTTGTTTAGAAAAGAGTGCATTTTTATGATCATGAATGTACTCAATTATATTATTTTTTATACACCATCTTATGAAATTCAGCTGTGCTACAGTCGTATGTATTTCATTGGATGTACCCGGAACAGTATATGATATCTTAGACGAACGACAAAATGGATCAAATAATTTTTTACTATACCCATCTAAACTTGATTTATATGCACAGTGTACACTAAATATTTTACCATCTTTTGTCTTATATGATAAATTATTTTTCTTAGAATAGTTGGTTATAAACCATTCAAGGTTTCGTAAAGAAATACCACCAGTTTTATTTAATATTTCTAAAAGAGTAGCTCTATTCTCGGGTATATTATAAAAAGTATCGATCGATGTTAGTAGAATAGCTGATTTATTCATTATTACAATAATCCACGCAATTCTCTAAATGACTTTCTTGATGTTTCACATGCCGGACACCCGGGTTTAAATATACATTCTGTTAAACTATGTGTATGTCGTATACCTTCATTATTTTTTGGAGTCATTTCTATTGGACTCATAAGCTGAGGTTGGTCAATATGACTCCCACACATCCCATTAAATTTAGATCTTGCAGTACAAGGTGTGCCATCTTTTTTAAAACCTTTACAAAATTTAGATGATAATTCATTAGGAATTAAATTACATAATACTTTTAAACTAATACCCAATTCTTTAGAAATTATCATACACATATCTAAACGAGATAAATAATTATCTTCTTCTTTGTGTTTTTGTATGATTGGTCTAAAATCGTCTATAAGATCATGCTTCTTTTGTTTTCTAGACATTATTTTTTATACGTCATTATTTTTTAAGTGTTTTGAACATATCACTAATTTTTTGTTGTCCTTCAATATCAACCTCGGTCTTTTTCTTCGGTCGGCGTTTTGGTTTTACACGTGTTAAAAGTTCACCGAATATTTCTTCTTTTGGATCTTCAAAAAGTGGTTCTATTAAATCACATACGGGATTTAGAAACTTGTTTATGAAATAATAATTATAATCAACTTTTAAATTATGTTCTTTTGCATATTTAGGATCCTCAGCCTTTTCATACGCCTTTGCCTTTGGGTCTCCGGTATCAAGAAGTATATAAGGCACTCGATCACCTGATTGTGGTTCCGAACCGGGTTGTCGTTCCCGCATTTTATTACGAACCTGAACATGTGATAAGTTTTGAGACTTATATGTATCGGATAAACCTTGACTTAAAATAAGCTTTTCATTTGGTACATCCCCTTCAATAAGTTCAATAGCCCTTTGTAAAGCAAGTGCCTTCGGTGGTCCAGTATCACTACTTTCTAAAACGACGTCTAGAAGTTCTTTACATACTTCACGCATATGCGGGGTATTATCTCTTCTAACCAACTGAAGACCTTTAACGTCTATATAATCCATGTTCATGTTCCCATCTTTACCTTTTGTCCAGAGTTTTGCCGCATACCGCTTCTTTGAATATAAAAAATATGGACAATATACCTTTTCAAGTTCGAGATTATTTGGTGTTTTGAAGAGTTTAGTACACTCTTCCGCGGCACGTTCACCAATTTCCCAACTATATTCAATCGCCTCTTTTCCTTTACGATTCCCGACATCAAATTCAACCATCACGGAATCGGTATCGCCATACCTGACCTTTGCACCCGGAAAATTCTTTTCAACATACGCCTTCGTCTCATCAATCATACTTCTACCCTTTAAGGTTACCGTCGATGCAATTTGTACACATGGTAACATTCCTTTTGCTGCACCTGTAAAACCATATACAGAGTTCATCGACACTTTATACGCTAATTGTTTACCATTATACATTTCTTTTAGGGCACCAGTTGATTTTGCCATATCCTTCTTAGCTTGTTTACGAAATTGTTTCAATTCTAAAAGAATACTCGGTAAAAGACTTGGAACATCTTGTGCAAATTTATAAAACCCAAAAGTTTCATATTTTACACCTGGAATATCTTCATACTTAGAATCCATAACAAGCGTTGAATAACATAAATTATGCGCCATCATGATTGATGGGTACAGACCCTCAAAATCAAGTGCTGTAATTGGTGTATAATACGCCCCTTTTTGTGCATCTAAAACAGTTGCACCTTCATATCCAACCGCAGAATACTGACCCCATGATATTGTTGGAACCATGAACCCCATTTCACGCGCTTTTTTTGTTAGTAAACTAAATACTTTGATTTGTTGCCCTCTTTCAACTAAATAACATAGTGGAACCCATGTCGCTTTAGCCATTTCCAGGAGATTGATAAGTGTACACAACTTTGATAATAATCGATGTGGTAACAATGTATCCTTAATACAATATTCGGCAACCTCTCTTAACTTTATAGGATCTTCTTCAACAAAACGTGCAAACATTTCTTTAGGTGGCATGTCAATTTTATTATCACCGAGGTACAGTTTCGAAACATTATCAAGTTTATATGAATCAAGTTTATACCCTTTTTTTACCTCGTGAAACAGATCGAAAATAAACCTACCTGGCATAGGTAATATCTTAAGGTCATTGTCACCAAGTGCACTTGAAGATAACTTCTTATATACAAGTTCACATGAATGGTCCTTCAATTTACTCATTTCATAAAAAGATGAGTCACATTTTGTGATAAATGCACGTTTCATTATATACTCTAAATCAAAACCGAATATATTCCACCCGGTTATAATATCAATATCATTTTTCATGAGATACTCCTTAAATGCCATAAGCATTTCACGCTCTGTTGCGTAACTTTTAATTATACATCCTTCTAATTCTGAATCAGTTTTTTTATAACAAAAACACGTTTTATCATATGGTACATCAGAACCAAAATGTGCAAGTGATACAGCAATTTGAAAACATGCATCATCTTTTACATCCGCGTCGGGAAACTTACCAGTTGAACTATTACACTCAATATCCACAGATGCCACTACAAAAGGAGCCGTCTCATGGATATCAACAGGTTTAAGTGTTTTCCAATCATTACAGAACAAATCTATATCAACGTGTGCTAAATGTGATCGAACACATTCATCTCCAGAATCCATCCATCCAGTTGACTGAATATTGGTTCTATGCATTAATCTCAAAACAGGATCCAGGTTCGATTCATAGACTTTATACTTTATAGATTCATCGGGTAATGCACGTTTTAGTCTACCATTTACCATACGTCGCGCCGCCAAATTCTTAAAATTTAATTTCATAAATATAAATTTTTCATTATTTTGAAATCCCCAAACATCTTTATTTTCAACAACATCATAACTTATCAAACATTCAGGACACGCTTTATTAATCTTTGTATATAAATTGCGAATATCTAATTGTGTCACTTTCTTTGGAAGTTTCACGAAGAAATATGGTGTAAAACTCGTTGTGACACATACAGATTTACCTTCTTTTGTTTTACCAAAAATACTAATCAAATGTTCGTACTCTGTATCTTGTGTTTCCCAGGTGAGTACTTGGAATACAACCATTTTATATTACTACGTCAACGCCTGATTTTTTTAATATAGTATAGTAGTAAATATGTCAGCTGCTTTGATTGATCTTGTCTCAGTCGGTGCCCAGGATGTCTATATCACGGGCGATCCTCAAGTCTCTTTTTTTAGACAAAACTATAAACGTCACACAAACTTCGCCATCAAACCCGAACGCATGGATTACATCGGAACGTTTGGTGCGAGTAATGAAGTTGTTATTCCAATTAGATCCAAGGGGGATCTCTTAAGCTATGTATGGATTGAAGCCACAAATATTAACCTTAAAAACGATAACGCCGCAAGTTTATTCAGCTCGGCAGCTGCACCAACCGAATTTTCTTTGTATGTCGGTGGTCAGGAAGTGTGTAAAATGGATTCTCTCTTTGTTGCGGGTGTCCATAACGTTCTCTACAACGAATCCCAGGCTAAAGCATCTTGTGCAACCACGTGCTATGGTCCAGGTGTAGCAACTAATGCAACAAATAACATATCTTCGGGAAGTTACGTCATTCCATTCTTTTTCAGTGAAGATTGGACCAAATCTCTCCCACTCGTCGGTCTTCAATACCACGAAGTTGAAATCAGAATTAAGTTACATTCCGCATTCTCTGCTGGCTCCACACCAAAGGTGTATGGATCTTATGTCTATCTTGACACGGAAGAACGTGACTTCTTCGCTAATGAAGAACATGAACTCCTTATTACACAAACACAATACCAACCAATGTCTAAAACCGACACCAGCGTTGATTTAACATACTTTAACCACCCAGTTAAGGCTGTACACATTGCATGTGCTGAAGACCATAGTACAAAGTACTCGTTCACGGACGCATCTTTGTACATTAACGGTACCGCTCTTTTCGAAAACATGACATACGAATATTACAATAAAGTCGTGCCATCGAGACATTGCTCTGTTCTCTCGGAAACACTTAGTGTTGAACCAGTAACATCGTGGCCATTCTGTCTCACCATGAATAAATCGCAACCAACTGGGACCTTGAACTTTTCGAGAATTGATAACGCTAAAATTACAATTAATGGACCAGCATCGGGTGATACTCCAGCGGCTCTCCGAGCGTATGCGGTCAACTATAACATTCTCAGGATTAAGAATGGTATGGGTGGTGTCGCATTTGGTAACTAATTTTTAATTTAATTCGCACCCGAAGAACCAAAACCCCGTTCGCCACGTTTTGTCTCTTTCAATTCATCGACCTCCTCGATAAGTGGTGTTTCACATTTTTCCAAAATTAATTGTGCGATTCTATCGCCTTGTTTAATTTCAAACGATTCACTCCCGTGATTAAACAAGATAACCTTCAGTTCACCAGTATAGTCCGGATCAATAACACCAGCACCTGTTTGGATTCCATGTTTTACACTTAAACCTGATCTCGGTGCAATACGCCCATATACACCGGTGGGAATAGTTGCACAAATACCTGTACTTACAATACCCCGTTCACATGCGTTAATCGTCATGTTTTCCATACTATATAAATCGTACCCGACCGATCCAGGTGATGCACGAGTCGGTAAAGTTGCGTCGAGAGTTAATCTTTTAATTCTGAGTGTTTCCATGTTTTATTATCTTATGAGCGTTTTCTTTAAAACCATTTAAAATAGTGTAACGTATATTTAGAAATGAGTTTGAAAATTATCATGGGTAACATGTTTTCAGGAAAAACGTCCGAACTTATTAGACGTTTAAAAAGGTACAAAGTTATAGGTAAACGTATTCTTGTTATAAACTCCAAAAAGGATACACGTGCATCTGAAGACGTTTTACGTACCCATGATAATGTTCGTTTTGATTGTATAAAAACAAACAATCTCGATGAAGTCGACTTTTCGGATGTCGACGTCATAGCAATGGATGAAGCTCAATTTTTTACAGGTCTTAAAAAATTTGTTGAAAAAGTTCTTGATTCAGGCAAAACCATTCTACTTGCGGGTCTTGATGGTGATTATAAACAGAGAAAGTTTGGTGAACTCATAGACTGTATACCCCTCGCCGACAAAGTATTTAAAATATCAGCGATGTGCATGGAGTGTATGGATGGAACACACGGCCCCTTTACAAAACGTATCGTACAAAATGATGAACTTGAACTTGTTGGAGACCATGATATGTACAAGGCGGTGTGTCGAAAACACCTTTAGTAAAAATATATCCAGTAATTATATATGCGAGTTCATTTGGAAAATAGTCCTCGTATTGATAAAAAGTTTAGAGTTACTTTTGAAAATGGTAGAATAGTTGATTTCGGTGCAAAAGGGTACTCCGATTATACAATACATAAAAACCCGTTACGAATGCGTTCATATATAACTCGTCATGGTGGTTTTGTTCCTTATATGGTACAAAAACAAACCGACCCTAAATTGGTTCATAAAAATATGCTCGACGTGTCCCGGAGCGATAGAGAAAACTGGGGTAAAACAGGTATCTATACAGCTGGTTTTTGGTCGAGATGGCTTTTATGGAGTCACCCAGAACTCGAAGGTGCGAAAAAGATTATATCTAAGAAGTTTGATTTATCTTTTCTTTAAGACCGCGGCGTTTAAGGTTTGCTTTTAAAGCAGTCATTAAATTTGCGCGTGGATCTCTTTTAGTTGGAACAGGTGGTGCTGGTGGCACTGGAGGTGCACGTTTAGGTGGAACTGGTGGTGCGGGTGGAATTGGTGGAACGCGTTTAATTGGAACTGGTGTAGAAACTCGACGAACACGTGGAACATTTGGTTCAGCCGTTCGTAAAAGTGTTTTACACGTTCGTATAAGTTTTTTAGAATCACGAACCTGAATTTCCAAAGCTGGTGGTCGTCGCCTTTGAATTTTCATCTTAAGTTCTTTTTCACTCAGAGGAACACGTTTACCCCTAATTTTTTTAGTCACGCGAAGACCAAGACGTTTTGCTTCGTCTTTTAACAAATCTATCTTCATTTATATTAACCAATATAATTTTATTTACTTAATATAAATGACATCTTTTGAATGTCGGCCATTGAGTCTATCGTCTACAATATGTAGTTGCCTGTGTTGTTTTTTTGCAGTATATAAACCAGCCCGTGTTGCTATGCAATACACGAAAAGTCCACAAGTTATACTCGCTTTATGTCTTGCGTGCTGCTGTATGAGTTCATCAGTGGCACAAAT